TATTGATTTACATATGTTCTTGCTTTTTCTAGCAAATTTAGTTCATCGGGTACAGGTCGTAAAACGTCAGGGTCATTATCGTCTTGTACATAACCGAAAGGTATAGTTCTGGCAATACGTGGTATAGATATCCACTCGTTGTCTTCTTTTATATCTGTTGGTTGTGGTAGCTTCCACCTGCCAATACTTCTAGTCATCATCTTCCGTTGGTGCTTTTGGTGGCATGAGCATCACACCACCTGTTGCTTCTACTTGCATCTTTTCTGTTTTTACTAAACCTACTCTGTCAAGTATTTCTTTTGCCGCTGTCATCTTTTCTTTGATGCCTAACTCTGTAGGTTCTAACAAAGCTCCTGTCATTGACATAGCAGCCTTTGGTGCGTTACGTGCCATCCACATTTGTGTCGCTTCCAGTATCTCATCTTTCAAGCCTTTAACAATGTCTGCAGTGCTAGATGTATCTGCATATCCTGCAATCTTTTTTGCTATAGTAACATTACCACCTGCTTCATCAAATAAAACATTTAATAATTTCTGTTGCTTTTCTGTTAGTTGTCTTGTCATCTTTTTTTTAACTCTTTTGTAAACTTTATGCCTAAATAATTTTTTCGTATATCAGGTCGTAACTTACCACCTGCAATATTCATATATGGGTCTGTTATACCACCACCGAACAACGAGTCCTTTTTCTTTTTAGTGGGGGTAAAATTAAACAAAGACTCTGTGTTAAACTTCTTTCCAGTTATGTTGTCTACAGAGGAGTAGCCGTATTTTTTTCCATTCTTATCCATGTTAACACTTCCACCTTCTTCTTGCCTGTCGCAGTCTACTATTTGGGTTATTTGCTGCTTTAGGAAACTTTTTCATCTGTCCTGCACTTCTAGCGCAAAAAGACTTTCTTCTTGCTGCTCTAGCTTTGCTTGTAGGTTTACTCTCTGTAACTGCTGTTTGTAGCTTTGAACCGGGATTTCTGCGTCTATATTTAGCTACACCTGCAGCAGTCATACCTGCGCCTTTTGAAGTGGGTCGCTTGTCCCCACTTTTTACAGACATACCTTCCATGCCCTTTTTCTTGGGTCTTCCCTGTGATTTTTTTCGTCCCTTACTACTCATGTTGTCAATTGAAAGTGAGGACCATCAATAAATGGGCGGCGGTTCTGACTCCTACGTAAATCTACATATTCATTCATGGCTTGTTCCATAGTTCCGTCCCATGTAGATATATCTTTTATTTGCCATGCTGCGCCCCAACAAATTTTAGCTCCAGTTTGATTGGATGCCATCATCATAGCATCAGCAATGTCATCATACATCACGATGTCCCAACTTGGGTTCTTACCATCGAAAGCCATTAAGTCTACAGCATGTGAGTATCCATCTTCTTGTATAAGGTGTTTAGATTTCATAGTTTGTGAGCGTCCGGCTTCATACAATCTTTTTTGCTCTGCGAGGTCTCTGACTCCATATATAACTCCAAAGTCCACAAGTGATACCTTTATGGCTTCTTTTACTGTGTCCACAAGTAAAGGATGTACACCTTCTAATTTTCTTAAACTTCTGCTACTAAGTTTGAATGCCATACTTTTTCCTATCTTTTACTGTTTTCATATATTCTTTTTGTAAAGAATCTTTTAATGTTTTTAGGTTTCTCTCTTTAATAAACTTTCGTATGGGGTCAACCATTTCATCCTTAATAACTCCTGCTACCTTTTTACTCTTTTTAGCTTTCTTAGTTTTATCTACAGTTTTGTGTTCAAAAAATTTAGCTGTCATAATATCACCACTATAAATGTAATTAAGACTAGAATCGCCATCATACTATTTATCAGCCATCCTAGTCTCATTTCTTTTTCATCCTATTAAAAAATTTACCTGCAGAACGTGTAGCAAAGCTCGCGCTTACAATAGCTCCTAACGCAATCTGATACCACTGCGGCATACCTGCAAGTGCTTCAAATCCATCTGCTACTATGCCCCTGCCCCACTCACCCATGAAGCTCAGTACTAGAGGAATGCTGAATAACAAAGTCAGCCATTCGTCCTTCCACGAGCTTTGAGATGCCCTCATAGCAGCTAAGTCCCAATCAATCTCGCCTGTGGCTTCTTTCATACGAATAGTAGCTTCGGCTTTTTGTATCGCTGTTTTACCTTCAATATATGATGAAGCTAAACTAGATACAGAACTCAGTATTGTGCTTATCATTTTCTTGCTCTGTTTCTACTACGGCTAATAACTCGTAGATTTCGTGGTGTGTTATTTCTAGGGTTCTTATCTATGTGGTCTACATCTCGACCATCACCTTTACGCACTGTTCCGTTTCGTGTTAATGCTCGTCTGACTTTATTTCTAGAAGCTCTATTCTTCTTTTCGTTTGGCTTCTTGCCACTTAGCATATACTCACGTTTATAGTTTCTAACCATTCTCTTTGCATGTGCATGTGTCAGAACATTTCTTATTTAACAACGCACACCATAACCTTTTTAAATATCTAATCATCTCTCTTCTCTTTCCATTCTTCTGGGTTCGGATTTCTCTGCCCCCATCCAGATTGCAAAGCTTCCTGTCATCGCTCCAGTAATCACGGAAATTAGCCCTGCTTGTTGTGTGGTCAACTCTGGCTGACTCAAAGCCCATTCTATACAACGAATGTAAACTCCTGTCATAACTAGCATCATAAGTCTTGGAAGTATTCGCCATCTATCAAGTGTCTCTGGAGTCATTTTTCTTTTTATCTTTAAATGCAGATTGGTCGTGTCGTGGGTCTCTAGCTTGTTCAATAACTTTTTTTATCCAATCACCGTTATCACCTGTATTGCGACAATACTCGCATCTGTCATCTTCTATGTGATGCCCACAGATTTCACACGTAGGCTCATACAACACTAGGTTGGCTCTCCTCGTTTACCACCTTGTTCCATAAACAATCTTACTGTTTCTTCAGGCACACACATAATCTGCTCTGGTGGTCTGTTGCCATATTGATTAATTAATGCTTTGGCAAGTTTAAAGGGATGGTCTCCTATAAACTTCTGACACATAGTTGAACTATGAAAGTGTCCATGCTCTAGTGGATTATTAAATATAAATATATCTTTTGTTCCGTCTGTATATACACCAGACATTACGGCTACAATGAACCATGCTTTAGTAATCATTTCAGACCCTTCGGTTTTCTTAGTGGCACTCTAACTGTGCCTATCTTATCAATCTCTTTTGGTTTTTTTAGGGGTTTCTTTATTTTACTTTTATTTGCATTTAACGCACTAGAGCTTATCATTTCTCCTTTTGATTTAGCTGACGTATTATTATTTGATGATTTTTTCTTTTTCTTTTTTCCTTCAAATACAACTAAATCAACAAGTGCTTGATAATATCCTGCTTCCATATTAGCTTTAGCAGTTTCTTTTAATCTTTTCTTTTGTCTTTCATTTAAAGCTAAATATCCTGCAGCTCCTGTTAAACCTGCCAAGGCTGTAATTTTTCTTTTAGCTTTTCTGGTAGCCCTCTGTCCTAACGTAGCAGGTTCTATTTTTTTCTGACCTGCTGTCTGCTTTGTTTTTAAATCTTTAAGATGTTTCTTTCCTTCTTTTACAGCCTTTGCTCCATACTTTTTAATTAATGGGGCTACTGCCTTTCCAACTCTTAGAGCTGCTAATAGAGCAGCAGGTACTAAAGGTAATGCCATATTTATTCTCCTGTAAAATATCCTATGTTATGTAACTTTTCTATAACTTCGCGTTTTTTTAGAGATTTTTTTAGGCTGTTTAACGAACTGTTTGCCTTTTCTTGTTCCTTCTCTTTTCGCTTTAGTAGTTGCTGCGTACTCCTGTGGTGATAATGCCTTAATAGCAGCTGTTGGTAGATACCGTTCTCCAGTTTCCTTACTGGGCTTACCACTCTTTGTTCTCCACTTTTGTTTTGTCCATGATTTAAGACTACGCTGTGACTTTGCCAGAGCCATGTTGCTTCCTTATCTGTTCTTTACCTAGTTTAGCAATCTTAACAACCGCGTCCTTACCCATTACTTTAGCACGTTGTTCCATCACTGTCAAGATTTGTATTTTTCTCGCAAACGGTTTCTTAACTTTTTTAACCTTCGCCACAGTTCTCTTGGCATCAGCCACAGTGGCAAATCTAATAGGGACTGTATCTTTGGGATTTTCATCTGTGTATAGTCTTCTACCAGTTCCTTTTGGCTTTTTGCCTGTTCCTATTTTAGGGTCTTTACTTATAGCCCCCTCCACCTTTTTTGTATCGTTGGGCTAATAGTTGCGCTTTTCTTGCTGACCATTGTCCCGGTGCGCCACCTTTGCTTCCTGCTTTAATAGCTGAGAACATACGCTTTCGCATTCCGGGCTTTGTATAGTTACCTGCTTTGTTAACTGTGCTTTTTGCTTTTCGTGTCATTTCGACTCTCCCAATATTCTTCACCGTAGTGGTGAAATATTTCTTCGCCTTTTGATATATTCTTTACTGCTTTAAATCGTATAAAGTTATTATCATCATGTATCTCCCATTCAGCGTTGGGGTCACTACTATGGTTATACATCATTGCGTTCCCTAGCGGAACTAAATATTCTTCTTCTTCATTCGGTGTATCAAACACATAATCGTGTAAGATACAGGTGTTGGTCATATCAGAATCATCAGTAACAAGATAATAGCACAGTTCAAGTGTATCTCCTATGTTGTAGTTCTTGTCAGCGAAAACTCCAAAGCCATGCACCGATGACTCTGACAAGTAGACCATTACTTATCTTTAGCAGGTTTCATTCCTTTGACCGCATTAAATATAGCAACAATCTCTGGTCTAGTTAAACTAGGATTTCTTTTTAATGCAGATGCAATGAAAGCAGATTTGCTAGATGTATCTAATGCAGCTTTAACATCTGCGCCTGAAGAAGCTTTCATAACCACTTTACCGCCACCACGCATCATCTTCTTCTTCGCCATTTTAGCCATGCCACCGCCCATCATCTTCTTCTTTGCGGACATGCCACCACGCATCATTTTCTTCTTCTTTGCCATCATGGACATTCCTCCACCACGCATTTTCTTTTTAGCCATTTTTGCTTTGCCATGCATTGCCATCTCTCAGTCTCCTTCTGTCTAGCACTAATGATTCAAACACATCTTTTGGAAAGTGTTTGTAATACCCAGACTTCTCCAGACTTAGTGCTGCATCGTCTAGGGTGGATAGCCGCTGCACGAATACCATGCAGTAGCTTAGATTCTCGTCTGTAACACCGTCATCAACGAGAAAGTCCAGACCTGCTTCAGTAGCATCATAGTCTGGATGAAACACCATGAGGTGCATATCTTTACCACAGGTAGATAAAGCTTCGTTTACACCGTCACACCAACCATCTAAGTAGTTCATGTCGGGTAGGTCTTCATCTGCCCATACAACAATATCATAGTTATGTGTGTCAAACTCTGATACTGCTTTTAGTAATCCTTCTAAACCTGTATTGATATCAAAGATAACTTTGTTTTCAAGCCATGCCTGTTTTGCATAGGGACAGGGTGGCAAACCGTTTAGCTTCTTACTCGGTATTTCTAAAAATTTATGTGACCAATTACGAATGTCACGTTCTATCGGGTGTGTTATACGTTAAATCCCATATTGCGGACTGCCTTTTTACCGGCTTCTGACTTTGCCAGTGCTTTCAATCCTTTGTTAGGCAAGTTATCTGTAACACTTCCACCGTTAGAATACATGTGTGGCTTTCCGTTAGCCATACCACCGTTCATCATTTCGGCTTTTTTCATTTTCTTCTTTAGTTTATCCATGTCAGCC